GGACGTATGGTCCTTCCAAGACCTCCCCAATGCCGTAAGTGGCTCAGAGGCCTCAGTAGACAGTGTGTTCTCCTACGCTGATGCAACCCAGACCTATGATGACATTGGTGGCTCCTACCACGATCAGGAAAGCCAGAATACTCGTAGGTCTCTGCTTGTGTCCTCCACTGGTGGCGGCGTTGCAGACAGTAAGCTCTACGGTATCGACCTAGTGGACCAAGGCAACTTAGCTCAATCAGTGGACACCACAGTCTCCTCTCCTTTTCTACTTGAGCGTGTAGGCATAGACCTAGATGACGCGGGTATCCCCCTCAGCGGCTACAAGGTAATCTCCAAGGTTTACCCACAGATGTCTACAGTCAATGCAGATGCCACCTTTGGTTTTACCTTTGGTGCTGCTGACACTCCCAATGCCACTCCCAACTACCAGACTGAAGTCACCTTTGACTCCTCTGATGACTACAAGGTGGATACACGGATTGCTGGTAGATACCTGTCCTACAAGTTGACTACAGCAACTCTGAAGGACTTTGCGTTGAGTGGTATGGACTTTGAAGTTGTAGTCACAGGTCGGAGGTAACTCATGTCACTATCTGACAAGATCAACATACTGGTGTCCCCTTACACGAGACGCCAAGCACCAAACCTCAACCCCGACTTCTTACCAAACTACTTACAAGAAGAACTACGAGAACTAGAGGCCTCTGTGAGGTCTCTGAGTGACGCAAGTGTTCAAGTGGCAGACAGAGCACCAGATAGCCCCCGTAAGGGCATGGTTCGCTATGCAGTGTCTCCTTGGAACCCACTAAACAATGGGACACAGGGGCTAGTTGTCTACAATGGTACAGCTTGGGTTGCAGTCTAACACTTCTATAAAGAACAAAAGGAATATAATATGTGGGGCGCAATAATCGGCGGTGCCTTGGGCTATATGGGCGCAAACAAGCAAGCCAAAGCACAAGACGCAGCAACAGCAGCCCAGATGGCTGGCTTTAACCAATACAAACCTTATGTGGACGCTAACCTATCTGGCAGTTCTGCCGCTTTAGATGGTGTACTTGCAACTGGTGCATACACTGGTCAAACCCTAGCTGGACCTAACGACTTCCAGACTGGCACTGCCACCAACATGGGCAACATAGGCGGAAACCTCCAGAACTCTGGCTATGACATGATGAACAACACGTCTGGCTTTGGTTCCAATGCCAACTCTCTGTTCAACCAGTACCAAGACATGGCGCAGGCCGCACAGGCTGACCGCTTAAACACTGCTATGGACTACGCCAGTGCCAACGCAAACCCGTTGGTTGACGCTGCGATGCGTGATGACCGCCGCAACCTCCAAGAGAACACCCTGACAGGCATCGACCTAGCAGCAAGTAACTCAGGCAACATGAACTCCAGCCGTGCTGGTGTAGCCGAAGCAGTAGCCAACCGCGCCTTTGATGACCGCCGCGCTGATGTCGCCTTAGACGTACAAGACAGGCTCATTGACCGCAGCCTTGCCCAACAGTCACAACAGTTCTCTGACCAAGGCTCTGCGTTGCAAGGTGCAGGCATGGCCAACGAAGGCATACAGAACGCTTACACTCAGGGTCTCAATACATTGGGGCAGGGTGCTAACTTCGGTATGAACGCAGGCAACTCCCTGCAAGGGTATGACCAAGCGGCACTCAATGATGCACAGGCTGCTTTTGAGCGTCAGCGTGACTTTGAGATGCAGCAGCGCCAAGGCTACCAGTCTGGTATTCTAGGTCAGGCTCCAGTCAGCGTGGGTAACATTACTGCAAACAAGGTTGACCCATTCCAAGCTGCCGCGATGGGAGCCATGAGTGGCTTTGGGTTCCAGCAGCAATACTTCCCGCAGCAGCCATCAGCGGCTCCTACATCTAGTCTGCGCCCACAGATGCGCCCATTTTAGGAGGAGGTAGATAATATGGACCTTTTAATCCCTAATAGCATTCAAAATTCAGTAGACGCCTCTGGTTTAACTCTGAATGAGTATCTAAAAACATTAAGTGCCGCAGATAGAGCAGACGTTGAAGACCAAATTCGTGTGTATAGCAAACTTCGTCCTGAGCAAATTGCAAGGCAGAACAGGAACAATTTTATCGACAGAACTCTCGCTGGCCCTCTCCCAGAGGTAGCTATGCCTGTCCTCTCCACTGGAGCTGCTGTAGAGCCTTCACAAGACCCTCTACTCACACATCCTACTTTCGTTAGTATTTCGCAGAGCCAAAACAAAACTCCGCAAGAATATTTAGATAGCCTAAGTCCTATAATGCTGGAGAACTCCAGAAAGATACTTCTGGGTGTTGAACCTGAGCTACAGCCACAGCCAGCCGCACAGGCACCAGTCCTTCAGACAGCCGTAGACCCAGCATCTCGTGCAGGCGAAGAGCCCGGTGTACTCACGCGCAGTGAGCAAAACCTTGCCAAAGAGAACATTGGTGAGCGCCAGTTACTAGAGAAGCGCATTGCTCGTCATGCAGCCTCTATTGACACTCCCGAGGATCTTGAGATTCTCAAGCAAATGCAGCAGCAACTGGTTGAGCTAGGCGGCAGTGTCGAAAGTAACCCAAGCACACCACAGTATGATGCAGCAGCTAATGCATACTTAGAGCAACTGCGTGGCCAGCAAGCACAGGCAGCAGCAGTTGCTCCAGATGTAAGAGCGGCAGAAGCGGAGCTTGCAAGCACGACAGGACTACTATCTTCTGGTACATTGCCACCTGAGATGATGGCTAGTATTCAGGCTCGTCAAGCAGCGGCAGAGGCCGCACTTGCCTCTGGTAATGCAGCTCGTGATGCTCGTGTTGCTGATGTTAATGGCCGCACACTTTCGGTAGAAAACCCAGTTAATGGCGTGACTGCCCAAAGTCTTGGTGTACAGCTTCCCGGCCAAGAGCCCGGTATGAACGGTGCAAGCGACTACACTCGCCCACCCCCCGTACCAGTAGACAACTCAGGAATGCCAAGTGGCCTTGGACCTTACACAGCACCAACTCCTCCTACACCCATACTAGCTGGGAATGAGCCCGGTATGAATGGTGCGAGTGACTACAGTAACCCAGTGCTCATCAACACAACCACTCCAGCCCCTACCACTACCACCGCAAATACAGCAGCGCAGACACCAGCATTAAGTACAACATCAAGTACAACTGCCACTCGTGCACCCGCCCTCTCAAGAGGCGCAGGTAACATGACAGCCAATGCCCGTGGTTCCGCTCTAGGCATGATACCACGCGGTGAGGCCTTGATACGAATTGGTGCCGCTGGGTACTCTGGCGCTCTCCAAGGCGATGGTCTGGGTGCAGCTGGCCGTGAGTATGGTTCCATACAGGATGCCAACCGAGCTGCGGAAGTTGCAGCCGCTAAACAAGCAGAGGCAACACGCCTTGCAGAGCTTAGGGCTAGAGGTACTGGCAGCAAAGCCGATAGCAAAGCCGCAGCTAAGAATGCAGCATCACTTCAGGCTGTAAATGACGCTATGTATGGTATGCAACGTGGCCTTGATGCCATTGCTGAAAGCCGTGCGTCTGGTGGCAACCTGACTGGCATCGGTGGTATATTCAAAGGCATCTTCGACAACTTTACTGGTGATCCCGATGCTAACCGCAGAATGATCCTAAGTAGGTTGCGTGTTGATGATGCTCTACTTCGTGTTGCCGAAACCAAAGGTGCAATCTCAAACGCGGAGATGAAGTTGTTTCTGTCACCAGCCCCAACCAACTTACAAGATGAGCAAGTATGGGAAGACTGGATCAATGAGCGGATGGCTGCACTACAAAGAGTTCAGAACCGCCTAAGCGGTGGCGAAGAGTTGCCAGCTGGACAAAGGTCCAATGAGTTCAACACATCTTCTGGAACCTACACACCAAGTGCTGATGTCCAAGCAGTTTTAGACAAGTACAATTAGTAAGAGAGGTAGTTAGCCATGGCTGACATCGAACAGTTAAGCCGTGCGCTACTGGCCGCAGATAAGGCTGGTGACACACAATCAGCTCAGTTGTTGGCTAACGAAATCCGAAAGCTACAAGGCTCTCAGCAACAGACAGAACCTACACCACAAGAAGCTGCACCAGATACCAACGGCCCCATGCAGGGCTTTGGTGCTGCCTTCCGCTCTGGCATCGATCAGCCACTGGAGAACATGGCAGAGACAGCAAGAGCTGTTGGTGCAGATGGCACAGCAGAAACTCTCAGCAACCTCACGGCTGCACCTGAGAACTATGAGTCAGCTTCCGCTAAGTTTATCGAAGGCGATGAAGATGGCTCTTTTGCCTACAGATACCTCCCGAAGGCTGCTGTAGAGCAGATTGGTCAGTATGCTGGCTCTTTGATTACACGGGCAGGCGGTGCTGCTGCTGGTACAGCTGTTGCTGGCCCTGCTGGTGGTGTTGTTGGTGCATTCGCTGGTCCCTTTGCCTTCGAGGCAGTGCAGCTCCTTGGCCCTATTGCCAATGAACGCGCACGGAACAACGGACGCGACAAGCCAAACAAAGATGACTTCATAGCTGCTGCACAAACGGCAGCGGCATCTGGTGCCTTAAACGCACTGATCCCCGGCAGGGGCGGCATCGTCAAGAGAACTGCCGCTGAGACTGCTACAGAGGGCGCACAGAGTGCCGTAGAACAGACAGGTTCAACAGCAGGCACTGATGTAGGTCTACAGATTGACCCACGACAAGTAGCTGGTGAAGCCATCTTAGGTGGTACAGCTGCTGGTGGTGTTAATGTTGCACTGACTACAGTGAACAGCGCTGGTGACAAAGTATTTAAGCCAAAAGAAGACCTAGACCCTGAGACAACCCAAGCTGCATCTGATGTGTCTGCATTGTTGCAGCGTGTTGCTGATGAGAACGGCTACAACCTCAAGGACATTGACTCCAGCTCCAAGAAAGGTGCCAACCAAACTCTTGAAGGTGCCCGTGATGTCTTGCTGAAAGACTTAGAAGCTCAGGTAATCTCTTTGACAGAGAAGGGCCAGATCAAGGCGCTAAGTCCAGAGGACAAGGCTTTCTTTAAGCAGGCAATACGTCAATCCAAAGGCAAAGTTGGCACTACAGTAACCAAAGAAAACTTCGACTTCATGCAAGATCGCTTTGGTAACACGAGAGAAGGTCAGGCACTCCTTAACACCTTCCGCCGCTCCAACGTCCTCACCGAGGTATATGCGGGTGGCCTCAAAGGCGGTGTGTCTAAGTTCACCGATATGTTTAACCCACTGCCCTCTATTGGTAGAGCTTACAACCCAGCTGGTATGGTAGCAGGTAACATCAACACTGGTGCAGCCTTAGCAACTGGTGGCCAGTCATTAGCCGCACAGATACCCCTCGTGGTTGGTGGTCGTGCCATAGATGCAGTCACTGGACGCAGGTCCAAGGTCAACCGTTTCGTCAAGAAGAACCGCAAAGGCGATGGTCTTGCTGATCCCACAGCCCCAGCAGCTCGTGATTTAGTCCAAGAGGCTAAAGATCGTAGAGCTGCGGAAGCTGCACTTCGCAATCAACCAGACCCAGAAGTCGAAAGACGGAAGGCTGAGGAGGCACAGCAGAGAGCTGATGGTGAACGCCGTAAGTTTGAAGAGGGCCAGAAGAAGCAGTTTTTTGATGAGGAAGAGGCAAAGCGGAATGCACAGCAGTATGCTAATGGCGAACCTCCACTTCCCAACTCACCTCGCGGTACAGTTCATTCTGCCATCATTGAGACTTATGGACCACAGGGACGTACAGTAGCTGAACTTGATGCTGACATTATGAAGGCACTTGATGATGTGTTGGCAAACCCAAACACTACTGCGGAACGTAAACGTGCAATCCGTGCTTACAAGCAATCACTGGCTACAGGCAAAAGCATCATGGACGGTAGTCCTCTGAACGATGTGACCTCTCTCATTCGCTCTAAGAACCTCAACTTTGAGTCTAAGAAGCCAAAGAAGGGCCAAAAGCCTATTGAACCACAGCTCCCAATAGAACGGCAGCTTGGTAAAAACAGCAACCAAGCCTATCTGGCAACTCTTCGGGACAAGATGGACAACGATACGTCCATTCTAGCTGAAGATCGTACCACTTTAGGTGATGCTTTCGACAGTATGGCGCTGAACTTAGGCAAAGACCCCGTTGCTTCTCTGGAAGCTATCGTTAGTCGAGCCACAAGCAATCTAATGAAGCCTAAACTTGCAGAAACCTACCTTACTCCCTACATGGAGAGGGTAAAGCAGCAGCAGAAAGCTAAAGATGCTCCTAGTCAGCCAGAACCCAGTGACCCAACAGGAAATCCAGAGCCATCTGGACCGTCTCCAGTGGACCCAGTACCAGCCCCACCCGCAGGGCCTGTACTTCAGCCAACTCCCGCAGAACCAACTCCAGCAAAACCTAAGCCAACCCCCAAGCCCCCAACTCCAAAGCAAGTAAAGAAGGCCCAACCTAAAGCCAATGACATAATTGAGATTGGTAAAAAGGGCTCAAAGTACGAAAACGGTATCAAAGATTGGGATGGGGCTCTTGAGGCTGCAAAGCTGTTAGGACAAACCGTCCATATAGCAAGTAGCGGCACCGCCATGCGTAAGCTGGCTAAAGAAAGAGGTGCTAGACTTGGCCCTAATACGAGGGGCTCTTTTAGTCAGCAACCCGGCTTTGGTAAGGGAGCTGCTGGTATGATTTTTGCGATAAAACCGGGGGGTAGCTTTAAAGGTAAAAAGCGTACAACTATAGGTGCCTTAACAACACTGCTGCATGAAATTGCACATGGCGTGACGCTAGGCCCTCTAGACGGCGAGTCAACCCAAACTGGCCGTGACGGGTCTACAACAAACAATTTAACCAAGCAGTATAGGGCGAGTTATCCAACAGGTTCGTTTGTAGGTAGTGCCATAGTTCCAATACTTAGTGAAAAGGGTATTGATGGATCGCACCCTATTGTGGCCGAAGTTAATAACCTACAGTGGAACATAGAGGTATATTTAAAAGATAGACCTTCAGAAACCAGAGCGGTTAGAGACTTTGCGAGGATGACTAAGGAAATTGAACAAAATATTGCAGAGTGGAAATCTATGGGAGCATCTCCTACGCAATTAAAAGTAGTAAGAGATTCTGGTAATGAACATATTGAAGCTCACCAAAAGTACACACTTAACTTCGCTGAGTTCGCAGTAGACCCCGTGTGGGTCTATATGTTTGACCCAGCTTTAGCCAAACAGGTGATGCCAGAGACAACAGCACTCATCCGAAAGGAGTTTGCCAAAGCTGGCAATAAGCAAATCCAGTTCTATGGCCACCCATTCGCAACCATACTTGCTGTGGTATCCGCTATGGGACTGCTTGCCGCTGGATCAGAGGAAGAGGAGGAGCCCATGATGGCTCCCGGTATTCTTTCCGCATAACTAAGGTGCCCCTTCGGGGGCATCTGTCACTCAAGGAAGCAAATCGTGAACAAGACAGCATTTGACTTGGTGCCCTTCTTACAGGGCATCGAAGCTATAAAGGCGTCTAGCCTCAGCAGTTCTGACAAAGACAAGGTACTCGCAGAGATGGCAGCGGCACTCCCAGCCCCTGTGTTCTGCAAGTCATGCCCAACGACCCTCAAGATCATTGGAACATTAGTAGGAGTAGAAGATGCCAGTGCCCAAAGTACCAAGAAAAAAGGCACCGAAGAAAGAGTTGACCCACCCGAACAGGGCGACTCCAAAAGAAAACAACTACTTCACAAACCTAATGAAAACCGAAGAGGGAAGGGCTCTAAGAAAGCAGTGGTCAACAAAAAAGCGTAAGAACGGAGGCAGGCCACAGGGAACACCTGATGGCTATACCCTCGAAATGATCACGCCGATCAGGAAACAGGCAAAAGCAGATGCTGAAAGGATCGTAGCAATCATGGCCAAAGAGAATGACATTGATGACGTGTATGCCATTGAGGCACTCAAGGCAGCAGTAGAAATCATGCGTGAACCGGGGCAAAACCGGGACCGCCTAACAGCAGCACGAATGGTCTTGGACTTCACCAAGACTAAGCCTGCCGCAAAGAGCGAAGTCACTATCGGTAAAGCCGAAGCATTCTTGGAGTCGCTCTTAGTCGTCACTCCAGAGGATGAGCAAGCCGAAGATGGACAAGAGACTTAAAGTAGTACGCCGCAAACTATACGATGACTTTGACTTTTACAGTAAGTCAGCCCTCAAGATCAGAACCAAGGACGGTGACATCAAGTCACTCAACTTGAAGCCAGCCCAGCGCATTCTCCAGAAGGCCGTAGAGGACCAGATGGAGACTGAAGGCAAGGTACGCATCATCATCTTGAAGGCCCGACAGCAGGGTCTATCGACCTACGTTGGTGGCTATCTTTACTTTAACGTGTCTCAGCGCAAAGCCTGCAAGGCTATGGTTGTCACACACCACTCCGACAGTACCCGTGCCCTCTTCGACATGACCAAGAGATACCACGAGAACTGCCCTGAGTTACTCAAGCCTCACACCAAGTATAGCTCTCGCCGGGAACTTACGTTTGATGTCCTAGACAGCTCGTTTGTTGTTGCGACAGCTGGTGGTGAAAGCATTGGTCGCGGTGAGACCCTGACCCATGTCCACGCCTCTGAGCTTGCCTTCTGGCAGAAGTCTACCGCTCTGGAGAACTGGAACGGTATGACACAGGCTGTACCCAACAAGAAGGGCACTGCCATCTTTGTCGAAAGCACCGCTAATGGTGTCAGTGGTATCTTCTATGACCTCTGGAAAGGTGCAGTCGAGGGAACCAATGGCTATGTGCCAGTGTTTATCCCTTGGTACATTGATCCTGAGTATCGTGAGCCAGTGCCGGAGAACTTCGAGAGAACTCCAGAGGAAGAAGAGCTGTGTGAGAAGTATGGACTTGACGATGAGCAACTCATGTTCAGACGCCGCAAGGTTGCACAGAACGGCATTGACCTCTTTCGACAAGAGTACCCCGCAGAGCCAGAAGAAGCCTTCCTAACAACTGGTCGTCCTGTGTTTAACCCAGAGGGTCTACAGGAAAGTCTAGCAGAAGCCGCAGAGCCTAAGCAAAGGCTTGCGCTGGAAGGTGACGATTGGCTGGAGAATGTCAGAGGAGAACTGACGTTATACCGTACGCTTGACCCCGGTGAACAGTACACAATCGGTGCTGATGTCGCCATGGGTGTCAGAGGCGGTGACTTCTCAGTCGCTCAAGTATTAGACAGTAAGAAACGACAGGTTGCGACCTATCGTGCCCAAGTTCATCCAGATTACTTCGCTGAGGTGCTCTACAAGCTAGGTGAGTTCTTTAACTTTGCCTACATCATCGTAGAGAACAACAGCCACGGTATCTTAACGTGTACCCGTCTTGGGAAAGACATGGCCTACCCCCACTTCTACACAGAGGTGCAGGTAGACAAGTTGACAGACAAAGAGACCATTAAGTTGGGCTTCACTACCACTGCCAAGACAAAACCCCTGATTATCGATGAACTCAGGGCCTCAGTTCGTGAGGGTAAGATCGAACTAAACGATAAGGTCACTATCCGAGAGATGCTTACTTACATCGTCACCCAAAGCGGTGGCATGGAAGCTGAAGCCGGGTGTTTCGATGACTGCGTAATGTCTTTGGCCCTAGCAAACCACATACATGAGGGTGCTTGGGAGCCAATAGAGGCAGTCGATGATTATTACATTGAGATGGTTTAGACATGAAATCACAAGAAGAATACAAAGCCCTTGATGACGAAAAGATCGTCTCAATCGTAGACACTAACCTTCGCCGCTCCATTGGCTACTATGACAGTGAGCTATCAAAAGAGCGCCGCAAGGTAATGGATTACTACAGCGCAGCACTCCCACGCCCAGCGCACGATGGTAACAGCAAGTATGTAAGCCAAGATGTGTATGATGCCGTAGAGAGCATGAAGGCTGCACTTTTGGAGACCTTTAGCACAGGCAACAAGACCCTACGCTTTACCCCTCAGGGTGCTGAAGATGTACCAATGGCTGAAGTATGCACTGAGTACACAGACTATGTGCTTCACCGCCAGAACAACCTCTTTGAGGTAATGCAGACAGTCATACATGATGGCCTCATTGCCCGTGCAGGCATCTGTAAGGTCTACTGGGCCAAGCAGTCTGAGAGCCACATCGAGGCCGTTGAAGACCTGACTGAAGATGAGCTTGATGCTATTCTGTCCCAAGACAACGTAGAGATCGAAGAGATCGTTGAGGATGAGTATGGTATCTCCAGCGGTGAGCTGCGTGTTTACCGTGATACATCCCAAGTCAAAGTAGAGGCTATTGCTCCCGAAGAGTTCCTCATTGAACCCCAAGCAAAGTCTCTCGATACTGTCAGTTTCTGTGCTCACCGCACCAAGAAGTCTATCTCTGACCTCATTGAGATGGGCTACGATGAAGACTTGGTGGCAGACATTGCTGACAATGAAGACACTGACTTCGACAACGATCCAGAGATACTATCGCGCTTTGATGACATTGGTGCTGACCGTGGCTTTAACGCCAAAGGCTACCAGCGCCAGACACGTCAGGTAACTGTAGTTGAGGCTTACATTGAGCTTGATGTTGAAGGCACAGGCACAGCCGATCTGTACCGTGTAGTCAAAGCATCAAACGTACTCCTAGAGAAAGAGATGGTACCTCGCCGCCCATTCGTGGCCTTTGTACCGCTGCCGATCCCACATGCTTTCCATGGTAACAACTTTGCTGACAAGCTCGTGGGTATCCAGAACGCTCGTACAGTTCTGACACGCTCCATCCTCGACCACGCAATGGTCACAAACAACCCACGCTACACTGTAGTCAAAGGTGGCCTTACGAACCCTCGTGAGCTTATCGACAACCGTGTTGGTGGTATCGTCAACGTCACACGCCCTGATGCTATCTCTCCAATGCAGCAGGCCTCTCTGAACCCGTTTGTCTTCCAGACTATTCAGATGCTGGACGAAGACAAAGAGGATACTTCTGGTGTCTCACGCCTATCGCAGGGCCTCAACAAGGATGCCATAAGCAAGCAGAACTCTGCTGCTATGGTTGAGCAGTTGGCAACTATGAGCCAGCAGCGCCAGAAGATCATCGCTCGTAACTTTGCCAACAACTTCCTGAAGCCCCTGTTTACTCTAGTCTACCAGCTAGTCGTAGAGAACGAGAGCGAAGAGAAGATCGTTGAGTTGGCAGGTCGCTATGTGCAGATCAACCCAGCGCAGTGGACTGACAAGCGTGATGTGCAAGTCGAGTTCCACCTTGGCTATGGCGACCAAGAGACCATGGTGCAGAAGTACCTGGCCTTTCACACCCTCTTCTCACAAGACCCAACACTGGGTCAGATGTATGGCCCCGACAAGAAGTTCAAGATGTTGGCTGCTGTACTTGAGAAGTCTGGTATCAAGAATGTTGCTGACTTCCTTACAGACCCAGCACAGATACCTCCACCGCAGCCTGATCCAGCACAGCAGATGCAAATGCAGATGGCTCAGAAGCAGCTAGAAATTCAGGAACGTCAGACAGCCGTGGCAGAGATGAAGGCACAGTTTGACGCTGAAATTGCGAAGATGAAGCTCCAAATGCAGCAGATGCAGGCGCAAGCAGACTTCGCACTCAAATCGGACAAGATGGACCTCCAAGAGAGCCAGCAAGAGCACAAAGAATACGTCAACCTCCAAGAACTTGAGATTGCGCGTAGTGCTGAAGATGTCCGAGCAATCGCAAGCCCTAACGGGTAATTCAACAGGATAGCATATGCCTACACAAGAAGAGCAACTTGTGGTGGCTGGAGATGAAGCGGAGGCGCTACTTGGTGCCTCTGCATTCACTTCTGTCATCAACGAACTTGTCGAACAGACCTTCCAAACCTTTGTCAACACATCGCCAGAGGACCGGGAGAAACGTGAGCAAACCTACAGCCACTATCGCGCATTAGTCGACGTGGTGAACACACTTAAACAGCGAGTGGAAGTGCGTAACAGCATCCACGAAGCAGCAAATGGCGACAACAGCCAAGAGGACCAGTAGCACCATGAATAACGTGCAAGATACTAACTCTGAGCCCCGCGTATTCGATCTAGATGACGCGGCTGATGCAATCTTAGGACGGTGGGATGACGGTGAAGACCTATCAGAACCCGAAGACGAAGATGCGACATCCGAAGACATCGATGAGACAGATGTTGACGAGGATGATACTGAAGAAACCGAAGTCGAAGATGAAGACGATGAGGAACTAGAAGACCCTGACGCTGATGAGGCTGAAGATGAGGAAGACGATGAGGAAGAGGAAGACAATGAGCCACAGCTCGTGTCTGACGAAAGCCTTGTGGAAATCTCCGTCAACGGTGAGCAGCAGCAGGTATCTGTAAAAGAACTCAAGCGTCTATTCGGACAAGAGGCATCTTTAACCAAAAAGTCTCAAGATTTAGCAACTCAGCGGAAAGCAGCAGAACAACAGTTTGCTCAAGCGCAGTTGTCATACCAAAAACTCTTAGAACGTGCAGAAGAACGGTACAAACCGTACAGCGACATCGACATGCTGGTGGCCTCTAGGCAAATGGACCCAGAGACCTTCGCCCAGTTTCGACAAGATGCACGTCAAGCAGAAGATGACCTCAAGTTCCTCAAAGAGGAAAGCGGTAGTCTTATGTCCGGAATGCAGCAGCAGAACCAAGTCGCAGTACAAGCAGCAGCTCAAGAGTGCATAAAGGTACTCGAAGAGAACCTGCCTGACTGGGGTGATGAGCTTTATAGTGACATCCGTCAGTATGCTGTGCAATCGGGCTTGCCTCAAGAACAGGTGGATCAATACACCGACCCTAGTGTCATCATGTTGATCAACAAAGCACGTCTTTATGATCAGTCGAAGCAGGCTGCTAAAACCAAGAAAGCAGCAGCTAAAGTGACTAAATCAAAAGGCAGCAAGACAAAGGTCTTGAGTTCTAAGAAGTCCCCACCAACCAAAACTGATGTGAGAACACAAAAGCGCCAAGCTGCGCAACAAAAGCTGCGTTCAAACCCACGTTACGGTGGCGACATAGATGACATTGCCGAAGCCTTAATGGCCCGTTGGGAAGACTAACCACAATCTTGCCTAACAAATTGTAAGGATACAAAAATGGCTACTTATACCACATACGATCAGGTCGGGAAGAAAGAGTCTGTTGCAGACATCATCTCTGACATTACACCTTTCGATACGCCTGCGTTCACCATGTTCAAGAACGAGAAAGTTACAGCTCGTACATTCTCATGGCTCGAAGACAGTCTTGCCTCAGCGGGTTCAAACGCTGCGGTAGAGGGCGCAGACGCAACTATGGCAACTCTGATTGATGCCGTAGAGCGCACTAACAACACCCAAATCTTGACCAAAGGCTTCCAAGTATCTGCAACAGCAGACGCTATCGGCACCTATGGCCGTGCCAAGGAAACAGCTCACCAGCTGGCCAAAGCACTCAAGGAAATCAAGCGTGATACAGAATACGCCATGGTTGGTGTAGACCAAGCTGCTGTTGCTGGTTCTGGTGGTGTTGCACGTCAAATGGCTTCTGTGATCAACCAGATCACCACAGGCATTGACGCTGGTGCAAATGCTACTGATGCTTTGACTGAAGCAAAGCTGCTTGAAGCTGGTGAAACAGCATACAACAATGGCTCAGACGTTGACACTCTGATGATCAAACCGGGTGACGCACAGATTGTTGCTGGCTTCTCAGCATCTGCTGGTCGTAACCGTGAGATCGCTCAAGGTAAGACATTGGTCAATGCTATCGACCTGTATGTGTCTCCATATGGCGAATACCGTGTTGTTCTCAACCGTCACCTCAAGACAGACACAGCGCTGCTGATTGACCCATCCATGTTCAAGACATGCACATTGCGTCCATTCACACGCACACTCCTTGCCAAAAATGGCGACTCAGATCGCCACCACATCGTCGGCGAGATGTCCGTCAAGCACATGAACTTTGGCGACTCTGTGAAGATCACAGGCTTGTCATAAGCACACTTTAGACTTCGGTCTTTAGTTAAGGCCCACTCTTAGACACATAGGTTTTGCTCTCCTTACTGTGTGTCTTTGGGTGGGCCTTTTTACATTTGTGGACGTGAAGGAGACCAAAGGGGCTCCCAGTGACCACAAAGTTAATCCAATCGAATACTGACTTCATCCACGAAAGTGATGCCTTAGTCAGGAAGCATACACAGAATATCACACAAGCATTCCTAGACGATCTCAAAGACGCTCGTAACGAAAGTACATCGAAGCCTATGGGAGAGTTTCACAAGGTTGCATCTATCCCAACAGTAGTCGCTGAGAAGTGGCTGCGTGAGGGGTTCAATATGTGGGAAGCCACAGGACAAGAGATTATCAAACGCCTTCAGTCTGAGGACTTAGGCATGTTCATGGCAACCGAGAAAAGGGTCTAACAAATGGCTTATAAAACTACAGGCAAGTTCAAGCCCTGCAAGGGCTGCACGACACCAATGACATGCAGTAAATTCGGCTGTCAGAAGCAAGGGGACTAGAATGAACAAAGGTCAAATCAGGAGCCACTTTAAGGCTCTACTAAACCGCAGCGACTGTAGTGATGCTTTGGCCGATACCTTCATCGATCAGGCCCTCACTCGCATCCAGCGTGTACTGCGTATTCCATCCATGGAGAAGCAGCAGGCTTACTCAGTCACCTCTGGAACACCTTTGACACAGGTTGTCATGCCCTCCAATCTTCTAGAGATCATTGATCTACAGTATGATGGTGTTTCCCTTTTGCGTCTGCCTTTGCATGAGATGGCCGCAGCGCAAAAGACTGGTGCTTCTGGCAGTCCCGAATACTTCAGTCGTGAGCGGGAGGTCATCAAGGTCTCCCCTAATCCAACGTCTGGCATCATCTACCTTAACTACTATGGCGAGTTCGATGAGCTGACTGATGACACATCCACCAACACTATTACTAACATTGCCTCAGACCTACTGACTTACACGGCTCTTAGCTATGCCTCTGACTACTTCCTTGATGAGCGTGGCCCACTGTTTGACACCAAGTCAGGCCAGTTTCTCCTTGAGCTACAAGACCAAGCAAACTCCGCTGAGACCTCTGGTATGGCCCAAGTTATGCGTCCTACTTCTACTTACACAGACTGAGGTAACTAATGGCTAAATCGTCCTTTTACAGCAATACTGGTGTCACAGCTGACAATCCTGATGTTGACCCAGTTGACCCAGAAAACGCTCCACTTCTTAACCCTGTGGTGCCCGACAACATAACTGCAATCGAAGACAGCAAGAACGCAGCGGCCCTCTCTGAAGCTGCTGCTGCTGCCTCTGCTGCTACCGCTTCATCCTCCGCATCATCAGCATCAGCCTCTGCAACCACAGCCACCACAAAGGCTTCTGAGAGCGCAGCTAGTGCCACAGCATCACAGGCATCTAATGTTGCTGCTGCTGCCGTATTGGACGCCTTTGAAGACATATACCTTGGGCACAAGTCATCTGACCCAACTGTAGATAATGACGGGGATGCCCTACTAGCTGGCGCACTCTATTTCTCAACAACAGACACTGCCATGAAGGTGTACTCAGGTTCATCTTGGTTATCCGCTTATGTCTCACTTTCGGGTGCTCTTATTGCAACAAACAACCTAAGCGACCTTGCAGATGCAGCGACAGCACGAGCCAACTTAGGCATCGACACCAATTTCTATAGTAAAACACAGAGTGACGCACGTTTTGCAGGCGCAGATGACGCGCTTGCTCTTGCGATTGCTCTAGGCTGATTGAGGGATAACCAATGGCTAATACTTTTAAGAATGCTATCAGCGCAGCGGTAGGTACATCACAAGCTAGTGTGTACACAGTTCCCAGCGCCACAACCACAACCTGCATCGGATTAACCGTTGCGAACCGCACCGCATCTAGCATCACAGTCGATGTAGAAGTCACAGACACCTCAGCCTCTACTACTGTGTTCCTAGTGAAGGGTGCTGCTGTACCTGCTGGTGGGGCACTGGTCCCTATCGGTGGAGACCAGAAGGTAGTCCTAGAGACTACAGACATCATCAAAGTCACAAGCAGCGCAGCCTCATCGGCAGACGTAATTGTGTCCGTTTTAGAACAGTCGTAGGGGGACACAAGAATGGCTTATATTGGTAATCCACCAGCACCACAGCACATAACATCCTCTGAGATAGCAGATGGCACAATCGTCAACGTAGACATAGCAACTGATGCAGCTATTGCTGCCACCAAGATCGCTGGTCTTTCTACTGTAGCAACCTCTGGTGCCTACAGTGATGTCACAGGTACACCAACTATCCCTGTTGCTGGCGCTGACTTTGTTGCTCAGACAGGCGGTACATTCACTGGCGATGTGTCCTTCACAGGCGAACTTATAGCCGACAGCTACAACGAGACATATGCAACCCTGACTGCCGGTGGTGTTGTAACTGTGGACTGTGAAACAGGCAACGTCTTTGCTCTTACGACAAATCAGTCCATGACATTCGCATTTAACAATCCCCCTGCATCTGGCACTGCTTATGGATTCACACTCAAGCTAACTTCTGGTATAAGTGGCACAATCACTTGGCCCACATCTGTTGATTGGGCTGGCGGTAGTGCGCCTGATGCACCCGCTAATGGAGAGACTGATATGCTTGCTTTCATCACTTATGATGGCGGCGTAACGTGGTACGGCTTCCAAGCTGGGGCGGCAATGGCATGAGTATGTTGGCGCGAAAAATTTGTTCTGCAAGTGGTGCAAGTACACCTCAAGATTTCACATTCGTGGGCGTAAGTTTCCCATCATCAAACATGGACATACAAGTTCCATCTGGGTCTCAAGCTGGAGATATTGCAATAGCATACTCTTCAACTGCTACTGGCCCAGCACCAACTGTATATTCTGGATTTACTCAAATAGCCTCCGTTGATAACACATTTGAGGATATGTTTCAGTACAAAATATTAACGTCTCAAGATTTAACAACAACTTTTACCAGACAGGCAGATAACTATGACTCTGCGATTATGATGACATTCAGACCAGCGAACCCAGTGACGAGTTTAACTGTTACGTCGGCGAACCCTAGCTACATAGTTCAAACAAGTCTCACACCATATTCACAATATTTTAGCACTTCACAGGGTAATGGCCCAAGTATTTTGATTGGAACATACTCATCATATCAAACAGAGCCGTATATAACCGGGTCATTTTGGGATGGAAATTATTTAAACCAAGGTGAAAACAACAATTACATCAAAATGTACTACAGAATTTTCAGCGACAGTAGTAATGCGGGCTATGTTCAGGCTGGTGGGGACTATGGCAGTTACAACATTATGATGAGTTGTGTCATAAATGAGTCCTAAAACAATCATAAAAATAAAAGCGTGTCTGATCTATAAGGATAACTTAAATGTACGTTAAAATCACAAGCGGAAACGTAGACACATACCCCTACAACGTAGGGCAACTACGCCGTGACAACCCTAACACCAGCTTCCCCAAGGAAATCCCTGATGAAATGCTAGAGAGCTATGGGATACTTTCAGTTACTTATGCGGATATGCCTAGCATTGATAATCGCACTCAGACAGTCGAGCAAGAAGCTACACCATCCTTAGTCTCTGGTGCTTGGACTGTTGGCTGGACTACGTCAAGTAAGACTGCTGAGGAGATAGCAAAGTATGACGCTGATGTAGCTTCGCTTAATCGTGGTAGACGTAATGAATTGCTGGCTTACTCAGACTGGACACAGATAAACGACAGTCCACTGACCAATGAACTCAAGACAGCATGGGCCACCTACCGCCAAGAGCTTCGTGGTTTGACTGATGCAGACGCATGGCCCAACTTGGCTGAAGACGATTGGCCTGTTGCTCCCTGATGGCAGAAGAAGACGGTTGGCACATCTCCAAAAGTGTCCCCGCAACTCTTCTTCTTGGCCTCATAACTCAAGCAGCCGCCATTGTCTGGACAGTGTCTATGATGATGGCAGACATCCAAAGCAACACTGAGAAACTGATGAACTTCAGTGAGCGTGTTGGTAAAGTAGAGAGCATGGTGCAGTCCCAAGCTGTCTCCATGGCTCGTATAGACACTAACATCGAACATATCAGAGGCGCAGTCGAGAAGATGGCTGCTGACTAATAAAGAAAGGGGCGGCTATGGACCCTCTTACCGCCTTCGCAGCAGTCAAGGGTGGGATTTCTGCTGGCAAACAGCTCTACAGCATGACCAAAGAGATCACTGCGTTCTTTGATGCAGTCGATGGTGCAAACCAAAAGCACCAGAAGAAGAAGTCCTCTATCTTTGCTAGTGCCAACGAAGAAGCCCTCAACACCTTCCTCGACAAGCAAAAAGCTGCTGATGCCGAAGAGCAATTGCGTGAACTGATCACCAACACCAGAGGCCTCAGTGCATATAAACAGCTCCAGTCTATTAGGCGTGAGATACGCATGGAGCGCAAAGAAGACCAGCGTCTGGCTTTGATTAAAGCAGAGGAGATGAGGGAGAATGTACTGAGTGCTCTCCTGATCATTGGCTTTCTTCTGCTGTGTCTGGCCTCTGGTGGTGGCTACTTGTGGCACCTAGGCTTCATCAAGTTCTGACAAGGAATAACATAATGACAATCGCAATGGAGCGGGTGTTGGCTTGGAAGCTAATGCCCCGTCTAATGATGCTCGTGATGACCCTAATGTATGTGCAGGTTTTGTACTGGTTTATGGGTCTATCTCCAGACGAAATGACATCCCAAGCAACAGCACTTACGGCCACAGTAACTGGTGCCATGACTGGTGCCTTTGCTGTTTGGCTAGGACACGAGAAATGAGCGATAAGATAATACAGGCAGCTCTAGCAGTTCTTATGGGCCTCATGGCGTGGAACTTTAACACGTTGAACAGGCTCCAACTGGACGTTGAGGCAATGATGTACACACACGGAACCACTGAGGAGCTTAACGACCTAAAGCTAACTGTTAGTCGGCTACAGTGGATGCTTCAAGACGATGGGATGGAGAAATGATAGCACAACTAATTGGCCCAGTCACAGGCCTCCTCGACAAGTTCGTAGAAGACAAAGACCAGAAGGCAGCTCTAGCTCATGAGATAAGCACGATGGCAGAACGCCATGGTCAGGAGCTGGCACTCGCACAGCTGGCAGTCAACAAAGAGGAAGCCAAGGGCAACTGGTTCCAGTCCTCTTGGCGCCCCGCCACGGCTTGGGTCTGTGTCATGGGCATGGCCATCAACTTTATGATCTCACCGCTGCTGGCACCATGGCAAATTAACGTGCCACAGGTGGACACAGCAACCATGATGCCCGTGCTCATGGGCCTCCTTGGCTTAGGCACACTGCGCACATTTGAGCGCACTAAAGGAGTAAGCAAGTGAAAGACAACTTCGAGCAATCCCTAAAGATGATCCTGCACCACGAAGGTGGATATGTGAACCACCCCAGTGACCCCGGTGGACGCACGAACCTTGGTGTCACCCAAGCTGTCTATGAGAGCTGGGTAGATCGTCCAGTTACTGAGGATGAGATGCGGTCGTTGACGGTGGATGATGTAACTCCCATCTACAAGCGTAACTACTGGGATAGGGTCAAGGGAGACGCACTGCCCTCTGGTGTAGACTTCGCTGTCTTCGATCTAGCAGTGAACGGTGGTACAGGACGGGGAGCTAAGATGCTCCAGAAGGTTGTGGGTGTCACACAAGATGGCGGCATTGGTCCTCAGACACTAGGCGCTGTAGGACGTATGAACCCCATCGACATCATCGAACAGTACGCAGCAGAGCGAGAGGCCTTCTACAGACGCCTCAAGACCTTCGATACCTTTGGTCGGGGGTGGCTGCGGCGTAACGAAGAGACACGCATGGCAGCTATCAAGATGGCAGAGACCTAAAGCAAAAAACACAGATCGACAGAATACTGGCAGGCCAACTCCTGTCAGGTTGAAGAAAGGAAGGTGATCCCATGGTGAATGGAATAGCACTCCCACTAAGCGATCTAATAATAGTTGGATTGTTGTTCGCCATAATGCTCCGTATGAAGTAACGGCGAACTAACTTAGCACTGGTCAGGACCACACTTTAGTCCCGATCAGTGTTTTTTGGCTGTAGACTATTGACATTATGTCGCATCGACTCCATCTGGCAAATGTTACTCCGGTAACAACGACACGGTGGAGCAGGGTCTGCTAGACGGAGCCGCCCCCGTGTCACCCCTATCACAATAGTTTATCCCACTCACTGTTTATCACGGAGTACCTCCTCATACTTAAAGAACAACTGTTCAAACTTCCATTGGTATAGCTGTTGCATACCCATCAGTGCGTTCATCAGTTCATCCTGTGTAGGGTCACGTTCACCGTCACCGATCTGTTTGAACACAACCTGTAGGTCATCACAGACGTGCCAACAGTCCATTATAATTGGCTCTAAGTCAGATAGTTTAGTCATTGTTTATCTATCCTTGTGCTCAAAATTGGCTCACTCACAGCAGTTTATCCCAGTCGATGTGGTTATCCATGTCATCAATGGTTGGCACACTGTAGTCCCAAGACTTAATGACTGGGTGGTCACACCAGCGCCTTTGTACCCTCTGCAACCACACCCAGTGAATGCCGTACTTGATGGGATACCAAGCGAACCAAGTGTGCCATCTGTTCTTGTCTACTTTTATGCGTGGGAATATCATTACTCTGTACCTATGGTTACTGAATGAGCGCCTTCTGGCGCATCTATGGAAGCTATTAGGTCTACCAGTTGATAGTGGGAGATGATGAGCAACTGGTACTCATTAAACTCTTCAGCGAACTGGCGTATATACACAGTCCCGTCTTCCTCTAAGAACATCTCTACGTCCTCGTGGGCACCGCTCTGGTCAACTGTTACTATCTTGGTGTGATCTTGCTCGAACTCTACAGTGAACATTCTGTTCTCCTGTTATTATTTGGTCAAAGAGGCCCCGAAGGGCCTCTCTGGTTTACTCGCAGGTACGAAGGCCTGTGGCTGGATCGAAGTAGCAAGCGCCACCCTCTTTCTCATCCACAAAGGCGTCTGGTTCTACCACAGTCTCAATAGCTGCATCTTCGCTGGTAGAGGCATTAAGAATACCAAAGCGCTTACCGCTGGCCCTAAACGTGGTGCATCCAGAGGAGCCCCCGTCATAGGCTTGCATGTAGACATCCTTGAACTGTTCCCAAGTGACATCATCCCCGACATTACAGGTCTTACTGCAAGCACTATCGACATACTTAGAGGCAAGGTTGAGCACACGCACATGGTCAAACACCGATAGCGCATCTGCTGTCATACCTTTGACGCCAAACTCACGGACACCATAGTCTTCTACACGCTCTACCCGTGGACCATCGAAGGTCTGGATGGTGCGGTCGTAGTAGTGC